ACGGCAACGATCTTATCGGCGTGGCTGATGCCGAACTGCCAAGCATCGAGGCCATGACCGAGACCGTGAAGGGTGCCGGCATAGCGGGAGAGATAGACAGCCCTACACTTGGGCATTTCGGAAGCATGACATGTACGCTTAACTGGAGGACTGTAGAAAAACCTACGCTCAGTCTTGCCGCACAAAAGGCACATAATCTTGACCTGCGCGGAGCAAATCAGGTCTATGACGCAGGATTAGGCGAATATTTGGTGCGTCCAGTTAGGGTAATCTTACGTGCCGTACCGAAGACGTCGGTGAACCTTGGCAATTTGGATGTAGGCGTTAATGCAGGAGCATCTAACCAGTTTGAAGTGCTTTACATTAAGGTAGACATTGATGGCGCGACCATGGTGGAAATAGACAAGCTCAACTACATCTGTAAAATTGACGGCATTGACTATCTCGCACAAGTTCGAGCAGCGCTTGGCCTCGATTGAGGTGCTGTCAGATGAAGATAAAGCTTAACAGACCGATAACGATAAACGGCGTCGAGATGAAGGAGATAGAGCTTGATTTTGATAAGCTTACCGGCGCCGATTTGATATCAGCATCTCGAGAATCAGGGCTGCTTGGCGATAACGCCCTTGTGCCTGAGCTTTCCAAACAATATTTGGCTGTAGTTGCTGCTAAAGCTTCAGGACTTAATGTAGACGACATAATGAAACTATCCGCTAAGGATTTCACGGCAGTTACTTTAACTGTACAAAATTTTTTGCTGTAAATGGCCTGGAACCCGGAGCGATTATGGAGATATCCGTATCTTTATCTATGGCTACTTATACGCCTGTAAGCTTCTGGATTTCAATGCAATTAAACGAATTGACAGCATGGGCCGAAAAGGTTGCGAAAATTGTGAAGAGAGGGGGCGGCAGGAATGGCAACTACCTATGAAATAGCTGTAAAAATTGCAGGCAAACTTGAATCTACATTCAGTCAATCTTTCATGTCTGCCGCTTCAACCCTTCAGAAACACCAGGATAAAATTACAGGTGTCAAGAAAAGCCTTAAGGAGCTTGAAGAAGCCCATAAGCAGGGCAAGATATCTGCCGAAGAGTATGCCGCTTCCTACACGAAGCTTACAGCCGAGCTCGAAAAGGCCAAGGCAGCCCAGGAAGGCCTTGCCAAAGCTGTCAATTTCCAGAGAAGTATGGAAGAGAAGGCATCCGCTGCCAGGGGTAAATTATGGCGATCGACTGCCCTTATGACTGCTGCCCTTGCAGGTCCGGTCGTTGCCGCTATGAACTTTGAGTCGGCAATGGCTGATGTCCGTAAAGTTGTCGACTTTGAAACGCCGCAGCAATTCAAAGAAATGAGCAAAGATATATTAGATCTGTCAAAGCGCATTCCAATGGCGGCGAAAGGGCTGGCAGATATAGTTGCTGCTGCAGGCCAGTCGGGAATTGCACGGGAAGATCTGATAAGTTTTGCGGAAGACGCAGCTAAGATGGCAATTGCCTTTGACATCTCTGCAGAAGAAGCCGGAACGATGATGGCGCAGTGGCGGGTGGCATTTAAGATGCCGCAAAAGGAAGTAATAAGGCTTGCCGATCAGGTTAACTTTCTTTCAAATAATGTAAATGCTACTGCACCACAGATTTCGAGCATATTAACCAGGATAGGGCCTCTTGGTAAAATTGCAGGGGTTTCTGCAGCCGATGTAGCCGCTTTGGGAGCTACCGTAAAGGCTGCAGGAATTGAGTCGGAAGTAGCGGCCACCGGACTCAAAAACTTTATATTGCGGTTGTCCTCAGGGGCTAGTGCTACAAATAAACAAAAAGAAGCATTTAAATCGCTCGGGCTATCTGCAGCAGAAATGTCAAAACTGATGCAGAAAGACGCCAGACAAGCCATTATAACTGTGTTAAAGGCATTGCAAAAAGTTCCTGAACATGCTCAGACAGCTATTCTTACAGAGATTTTTGGTAGAGAAAGCGTTTCGGCCATTGCACCTTTAATTACAAACTTAGGCGAGCTTGAAAAGAATTTCAAGCTGGTTAGCGACGCTTCGCAATATGCGGGCAGCATGGAAAGGGAATATGAAGAACGGTCCAAGACAGCAGCCAATGCATTACGGCTCATGACCAACAGCATAAATGCTCTTGCCATCAGTTTAGGCGATGTTCTCCTCCCGCCCTTGGCCGATGCCGCTAACAGCATAGCGAACGTAGCAAACAAGATTGCGAAATGGGCTGATGCGCATCCCAAGCTTACAAAGGTAATTGTTCTAGGTACAGCCGGACTATTGGCCTTTAGGGTAGCTATGGCTGCTGCAGAGTTTGCAATATTTTCAACTATAAGCAAGCTTGCAAAACTCTATGTATTTCTTGTAAAGCATGATGCTGCTTCTAAAATAGCCACCATATCTACAAAGGCGTTCTCATTGGCCCAACGCGGGCTAAAGGCAGCTATTACTCTGACATCAAGCGCTCTTCATGCCCTGCCCATCGTGGCATATCAGGCTAAGGTTATCGCTGTAGCTGCTGCCACGAAGCTCTGGACGGCGGCACAGGTAGCGTTCAACCTTGCCGTGAAGCTCGGTTCATCGCTGCTTTCGGTGGCAAAACTTATTGCCTATACGGTGGCTGTTAAAGGCATTGCCATAGCAACGAAGGTATGGACTGCAGCTCAGTGGCTGCTCAATGCAGCCCTGTCTGCAAACCCTATCGGCTTGCTGATAATAGCCATTGCCGGGCTGGTTGCTGGCTTCTTGCTGCTCTACAAGAAAAGCGAGACTGTCCGCAACATCGTCAGCCGTCTCTGGGATGTGATTGGCATCGGGCCTCGCGTTGTTGCAGCAGCAATAGGGAAAGTACGTGATTTTGCTGCTGTACTTGGGAAGATTAAAATACCGAATATCTTTGGAGCTATGTGGGGCGGAATTACGGGTATGGCCAAAACGGCAGCAGGCAAGATCGGCAGCATATTTGGCGGATTCAAGATGCCAAATCTTAGTTTAATGCCTAAGATTGTTTGGAATATAGCGGAATTTCCCTTTGAAGCTATATCTGCTGTTATGGATAAGATATCGGGAATAGTGGGCAAAATCCGGTTGCCTGACATCTGGGAGTCATTTAAATCAACGGCAATAAACGCAATCGGGTCTATTGAAGAAAAACTTTCTGCTTTTATGAGCAGCCTAGCTTCTTTAGGTAATATATATGACGTTTTGACTTCCGGTGCTGCTTCTGCCTACAGTTTTGTGACAGATAAGCTGAATGCTCTTGTATCATTTGTTGGCAGCATCACATGGCCTCAATCGTTAGGCGACATATGGAATATCATCACCTCTGGGGCTTCGTCGGTATTCCAGGCTGTTACAAATGCCCTTAACTGGGTGATAGACAAGGTCAACTGGTTCATCGACAAGCTCAACAAGATAAAACTTCCAAGCTGGCTGCCGATAGTCGGGGGCAAGGGCGTAAACATTCAGATGATCGAGCAGATAAAGGCTCCGGCAGCAGCTCCTGCGCCTGTGCCAGGACACGCCGAGGGTGGCGTATTCTCAACCCCGCATGTAGCTATGGTGGCAGAAAAAGGTCCGGAAGCGATATTGCCGTTAGACCGGCTGCTGGATGCCATCAGGGAAAGCAGAACTGGGATTACGGCTCCGCCAATTAACATTACCTATTCGCCGGCATCGCCTGTTATAAACATTTACGAGCAAGGCGGGGTTAACCCGGAGCAAATTAGGAGCGAAGTGCTTAGAGCCGAAAGAAAGGCACAGGAAGAATTTGAGGCCAGGCTTAAGGCCTTCCTGGCACAGCAGGGGAGATTGAGCTATGCGTAAATATACAACGGTGCAGGGAGATACATGGGATTACATTGCTTATAAGGTTTATGGCGAGCAGTCAGGTGCGGAATTATATATGCATACGCTGCTGGATGCCAATCCTGCATATTTGCTTTATGTTGTATTCCCTGCGGATGTGGTGTTGAATATTCCGGATGTCCGGGTGGAACTGCCTAAAACACTTCCCCCGTGGAAACGAGGCGCGTAGCATGAGCAAGCTAAGGCGTGCGACTTTATCGCTGACATATAACAATGTGAACATAACTGCCGATCTCCAGGATTATCTTATTAGTTTTTCATACCAAGACAACTCGGATCAAAAGGCAGACGATTTGCAGGTTGTATTGGACGACAAGAAAGGATTATGGCGTACAAGTTGGTATCCACAAAAAGGCGCCAGACTGACGGCATCATTGATTGTCTATGATTGGAACAGCCCAAATACTACACACATTTTGCCGTTAGGTTCCTTTGAAATAGATGAGATAGCTTATGATGGGCCACCGGATATCATGACGTTGAAAGGCGTGTCCGTACCGGTGAGGTCTTCGCTCGTAGATGAGACGAAGACGAGAGCGTGGGAAGATACCATGCTGTCTGCCATTGCCGGCGACATCGCGACAGACGCACAGCTTGAGCTTATGTTCGATAGCGATTATGACCCGGAGTATGACAGAATAGAGCAGTCGGAGGAGGCCGATTTACCATTTCTTCAGGGTCTGTGTGATAAGGCCGCACTAAGGCTAAAGGTATCAAGCGATAAAATCATAATTTTGGATGACGAGAAATACGATGCGGCCCCCAGTATAGCAACGATAACAAGAGGCACATCCGACATCATCTCCTATTCCTTTTCGTCTTCTATGCGAAAGATATATTCTGCCGCGAGGGTCGAATATCAATCAACTATATGGGAAGATCCGATAACATATACCTTTACTCCGCCCAATTCTCCACCGGGCAAAAAGACTCTCGTCATAAACGAAAGGGTAAGCAGCATAGCCGAAGCGGAAAAGCTGTGCAAAAGGAAGCTGCGCAAGGCCAACGCATCGGAAAATACGGCAAGTATGACCCTATTTGGCAACCCCACGCTTATTGCCGGGGTTAACGTTTCTTTGGCGGGTTTCGGCAAGTTTGACGGCAAATATGCGATTGAGAGCGCTACTCACTCCGGACCTGCTTATGAAACAAAATTAGAGCTGCGCAAGACGCTGGAGGGATATTGATGGACAACATAAAAGGCGTCTTGCGTGTAGGCAAAGTGTCTGCTGTATACCCCGAAAAGGCAACAGCACGAGTGGTCTTTGAAGCACACAATTTAGTTTCTTACGAGCTTTCGGTGCTCCAAACCCAAACGCTAAAGAATAGAGCTTACTGGATGCCTGATATTGGCGAATACGTGTTATGCGCCTTTTTGCCAACAGGCAACGCAAGCGGGTTTGTCTTGGGATCTTTATATTCTGCAAACAACGAACCGGATCTCAAAACCAACGACAAGCGAGCCATGCTTTTCGGTGACGGGACATATATCGAATATGACAGGGCGCAGCACCTGCTGACAGTTAATGTACCGGCAGGAGCCGTGAACATAAATGTGAATGGTCCTGTCAATATAGCTGCAACCGGGAATGTCAACGTCACGGGAGATGTAATAGCTGACGGGATAAGTCTAAAGAATCACGTACATCCTGAGAATGACAGTGGCGGCCCAACAGATCCTCCGCAATAGAAGGTGGTTATAGATGATTGGGGCAATAGGCGATGAAAAACTGAATAACATAATTGTTTTTTCTGTATCAAGCGACAAGGTCCTTACGTTTGATAATTTCGAGCAAACTTCCTCAATTAGAACAGGGAAACACGAGATCCATCTGCAGAAGCCTAAGACCGAGTTCTTGGGGCCGGATTTGGATACGATAACCTTTACGATGCGTTTCGATGTAGCTTTGGGCATTAATCCTATGTCGGAAATAGAAAAACTAAGGCTGGTTCAGCGTTCAGGCAGCCCCGTGTCGCTTGTGATCGGCGGGAAAAGCTATGGAGAAAATCTTTGGGCAATAAAGAATTTCAGGAGGACACATAAACAGATAGATAACAGGGGAAATGTACTGGTGGCAGAAGTGAATATTGAGCTGGAGGAGTATATGTGACATGCATGAAATTAGCTTAATAAGCGATGTGAGCAAGATAAATTTTTCGCCTGACACGATTGAAGAAGAAGTTTTGCAGAACGTTAAGACGATCCTCACTACCGTGAAATATTCCGTCCCGCTCGATAGGGAATTTGGCATATCTGCCACTATGCTGGATGATCCCATGCCTGTCGCACAGGCTAAATTAAGCGCCGAGATCGTGGGGGCAATACGCAGGTGGGAGCCTCGCGCAAGAGTGGTTGAGGTGAAATATGAAGGCGACGGGATGGACGGCATATTGAGGCCGAAAGTGAGGTTGGAGATAAATGCAACTTAACTCACTGCCTGATATTACATTTGCAGAAAAGGATTCAAAACTTGTAGAAAGCGAAATTATTTCGACTTATGAAAGTCTTGCCGGCAGGACGCTGGCGCCCGGTGATCCTGTGCGCATTTTTTTGCTTGCGCTCGCCTCGATCATAATCCAGCAAAGAGCATTGATTGACTTTTCAGCCAAACAAAACTTACTTGCATATGCCAGCGGGGATTACCTTGATCACATAGGCGCTTTATTGGGCGTTGAGCGAATTGCGGCTAAACCTGCCGTTACGACAATAAGATTTACTCTTTCGGAACAGAGACAAGCAGTTACCCCTATCCCTGCCAATACCAGAGTGCGTACCGAGTCGGGCGACATTGTCTTCGCCACAATTAAATATGCGGAAGTGCCTGCCGGGGCATTATTTATCGATGTTAATGCCCAATGCCAAACTGCTGGAGAAGCGGGGAACGGTTTTTTGCCCGGGCAGGTAAAAAGATTAATAGATCCTATCCCTTATGTGGCTTCTGCGGTAAATATCACAGAGACCACAGGCGGCTTGGACATAGAAAGCGACGAATCGCTCAGGGAGCGCATAAGGCTTGTGCCGGAGACGTTTTCTGTTGCCGGGCCTTATAAGGCATACGAATATTGGGCATTGAGCGCGCATCAGGATATAAGCGATGTAGCCGTATATTCTCCTACGCCAGGGCAAGTCAACATATGCGTACTGATGAAGAATGGCGACATGCCTGACGACGAGGTACTGGCTGCCGTTGATGCTATCTGTTCTGCCGATAATAAACGACCTCTTACTGATTATGTTTATGTCCATTCTCCGATTCAAGTGCTTTATTCAATTAACCTAACTTATTACATTAAGAAAAGTGATGCCGTCATGGCGTCATCTATATCTGCGGCTGTAAATAATGCTGTACAAAATTTCGTTGTATGGCAAAAGAGCAAACTTGGCAGAGACATCAACCCGTCCGAACTCAACAGAGTCATCATAAATGCGGGGGCGAAAAGGACAGTTATAACTCAACCGCAATTTAAAGCTCTTGATCCATATCAGGTGGCCAAGGAGACGACTATAACCATAAATTACGGCGGGCTTGAAGATGATTGATATAAAAGAAATCAGCTTACTTGATGTTTTGCCGGAAAATTTAAAGCAAGACGAAGACATGTTCAATGCTGCATCTGCTGTTGATGACAATTTGAAGGGAATTTCAGCAGATATAGAAAAGGCTGTTATTATACCGAACATCGAAAGGCTAAGCGGGCTGATTTTAGATCTGCTGGCATGGCAATTTCACGTCGATCTTTACAATGAAAATTGGATCGACGAAATCAAGCGCAATTTAATAATGCGCTTTGCGGCCTGGCACCAGCTTAAAGGCACCAAGGCCGGCCTTGTCGGTTTGCTTGATGCTCTCGGCTATCATGATATAGAAATCTATGAATATCATGAAGTTAGACAGGCATATATAAATGCAGGCATATTATTTGCAGACGGTACCTGGGATGTTACCAACAATTCACCAAAAATCATTAAAAGAAGCATTGACGTAGTCGGATTACCGGATATTCCTCATTGGGCCAATTTCGCAGTTAAATTTGATCTGGCAGAAATGACTTATTCCCAAGCCTTAAGCGATATCAGATGGGCTATAGATGAAATGCGACCCGCTCGGGCCTGGCCATTATGGTTTTATGTGATAAAAGCTGATCTTGATATGCGGCTTCTGATGCAATGCATAATGCAGACCCTTCGCATGTCCATGCATGTTGAAAAATATTATCCCTGGTGCAAGCTGATGGTCGACGGGTCATGGATGGTTGGCCCTGATCCAAAGCCGTATACGATTGATAAGAACGGCAATTTGATTGTTGACGGATCATGGAACATAGGAGAACTGATATTTTTTGCTCCGGTTCAAACGATATATCCGTGTATGGCGCAAGTATTCTTAACTGTCATCCCACACATAGCATCCATTGGACATCCCATGACGCTGGATCAAGGCGACAGAACCCCGTTGCGTGCCGACGGTTCCTGGAACGTCGGATATGCCAACACAATTAATGCGGTATATGCAGATAAGATAAAAACTCTCATTGATGCTCCATCCCCTGCGATTAAATGGTACGAGACACACAGGACACAATTGGAATGGCAATATGCGAAAACTCCATGGACATTGGCCAATAACCTGGTAAGCGGTCAACTGGTAAATGGTTCATGGAACGTTGGCGATTCGCCGTTGGGCTTAAGGGCTGACGGGACGTGGGATGCCGGTTTAGATCCGTTGAAAGCTTTTAGCAATATATTATGCGAGATTAATGGATCGGCTCCAGTCGGAGGTGTTTTGATTGGTTATGACGACATTTCTATAGACGGTTCCTGGAACGTCGGCGATTCCGGACCTAAAGCGTACGCAAATATAAGGTACATATAAAGGAGGTGATAACATGGCAGAAGCTGTGATCGTAAATCAATTCAGGGAAAGGCTTGCCAAACATATGTTCGATGGCTCGGCCCTCCCAAAGGTTAAATATATGGCATTTGGAGACGGAGGGCATAAAGCTGATTTAACGCCAAAAGCTATGGATCCTGCGCGTACATCTCTTTATAACGAACGTCTTAGAAAACAGCTCAGCAATGTGTTGCAGGAAGACGCGATGAGCGTCACTGGCGTTGGAAGAATTGAAAGCAACGAGCTGGTTGGGGCAAAAATTTCCGAAGTTGGCCTATTGGATGAAAGCGGATATTTAATAGGCTATAGATGTTTTTCCCCAAAAATAAAGGATGCAGATGAAACTTATGAAGTTGAGATCAAAATAAGGTTCTAATGGAGGTGAAGATTAATGACGTTGCCTTACAGCACCATAGGCAGGCATCCGGACCAATTCCCTGCAATACCATCTGCATGGAATGAAAAATATGAAAAAATAGACGCTAATTTTACCAATGTTGATACAAGACTTACCGGATGTGAAACAGAAATAAGCGGAGCAAAGGGCGATAAGCCAACGCTTGCAGAGATGCTACAATATTTACAGCAACAGGTAGAGGGCGTAAACCCGGACATGCAAAATGCCATCATTTCTGCTTTGCTGCAGGCCATGGATTTTGGAGGCTTGGCGAATAGAGAGATAGTCAAGACCCTTACGCAGAGATTCCAGACAGGTTTCGTCACAATAACAAACAGAGGCATCATAACCGGATGCTCGGTCACCAAGTCGAGCACGGCAACCAGAAACGTTAATCTTGCAGAAGGCAGAATATTTGTGAACGGTATGATTGTGCCTGTTAAGAAAGAAGATAACGGCGCTGCGATTCCGAGCAACTATTCTAGTTCTGACAAGACATGCTACATATATTTAGGATTAGGCAGCAGTGGATGGGAAGCTTTTTGTACTAATCTGGATGAATCTGTCCCGGATGGAGGCGTCCCATTATATAGAGCTGTCGTTCCTGCCAATAATACCGAAGTAAATGATCCGTATCTTGCGAATGTCACTCTATCGGACGTGCGCAGGCTTGAGCCCAATGCGCCAAAGACATTCACGACAGCACCTTTTGTCTATGTCCCACTTCCGTTCAATACTATAAGCAATGATTATGTTGTTGACCTTGACGTCGTGCATTTTGATGGCGGCGGGTATCAATTGGGCTATGTTTATGCTGATGAAAGGGCTGCAAACGGCTTCAAGGTTTGTGCTAACGGTATGGCGGACAATATACAGGTACGCTGGACAATAAGAAAGCTAAATTTATAGGGGTGATGATCAGATGATAATCAAAGAGATTCAACCAGGCCCCTTCATAGACTGGTCTTTGGATGGTACTCTGCTGTCGGTAGGCGATATTCTTATAGATTTGGAGGAGCAGCAACAGGACAGCCAGGCCATTATAGATATATGCGAAAAGGATGGTGAGCTGGTAATAGGTTTGGGCGATGCTTATGTGGCTTCCGTTTTGATTCCTCCTGCAAAATATAAACTTACGGAAGCGGGAGTAGACGAAAACGATAATCCTGTTTATGAAAGCGAGAAATTGCCGCTGGATACAGAAGCTGTTCAGCTTATATTGTGGCAATATCAAAAATCAGACGAGGAGGTAAAGTAATATGTCGGTTATCTTTGTAAAAGATTCTTTGAGGGCATCCGTGGAGGCCGCAACAGGAGGGCAAATGACGGTACTGTATGACGATAAAGGCTATCCAAGCTACATGATAAGGGTACCAAAGTTCAATTTGCAGGACATAGATTCCGTTTATGGCACAGGAGTGCATCCTGCTTTTATCGTTGGAGGAGTAGAAAAATCTGAGATATTTATAGGCGCATTCCAAAGCAAGGTATATGACGGCAGGGCCTGTTCGATACCTGGTGTGGACCCAACCGCCTCCGTAAATTTTGACACTGCA